CCGGGGAGCGTGTTTGCCAGAGTACAGCCAATTCGCTCCCCGCCACTCCTTTGCGGCCGTCTAGGCTGTTCGCCTAGACTTAGGGGCATGGCGAAAGGCCCGGCACCACTACCGAAGCACATACTCAAAATGCGTGGCTCGCGACAGGCCGAGACGCGCGAAGAGCTTGGCACCAAGGTGGACGTTCTGCCCGAGCCGCCGGAGTGGATGCGAGACTCGGCGAAAGAGATGTTTCGCCAAGTCTGCCAGTTCACGCAGGATATGGGCACCCTGGCCCAGTCCGACCAGCAGGTGATCGCCCGCTACGCGATCGTCTGGGATAAGTGGCAAGAGGCCGAGAAACACCTCGCGAAGGCCGATTCCGGCTGGGTCGAGGTTCTGGCCCCCGACGGCTCTCTGCGGTTCAGCCGGCCCTCGCGCTGGCAGGCCCAGAGCAACCATTGCCACGAGCAGTTGCGGCAGTTGGAAACCGTCCTGGGGCTGACCCCGGCCGACCGCACCCGCCTGGGGTACGGCGCCGTGAAGGTCGTCAACGACCCAGTGGACGCAATGTTTGATGACACGGCGACGGGTTGATATTCGCGAGTTTGCTAGGCTCCTCAAGCACACAGAAAGCCCTTTTACCGGGCAGCCTTTCGTGCCGGAGCCTTGGCAGGACGAGTACCTCGACCGCCTCTTCAACACCCTCCGGCCCGACGGTCGCCGGCAGTATCAGCGGAGCCTACTGGCCCTGCCGCGGAAGCAAGGTAAGACGGCCATGTGCGCCGTCATCGGCGCCTACGAGGGCTTCTTCGGCGAGGCCGGCGGCCAGATTCTCATCGCGGCCGGCGACCGGAAGCAGGCCAGCCTCCTGTTTACGGCGTGCTCTCGTTACATCGAGTCCTGCCCCGGCCTGCTCAAGCGGTGCAAGATATACAAGAACTCGATAGTAATACCTAACACCAAGAGCGTGATCCAGTTCCTCTCCAGCGAGCACAAGGGTAAGCACGGCTACAACCCGAGCCTGGTGGTGGTGGACGAATATCACGTCCAAACCAGCCGCGATCTGGTCGATGTGCTGGAATCGGGCATGGGTGCCAGAGCCGAGCCGCTCGTCATCTATGTGACAACGGCAGGCATGGACCGCGTCGGGCCGTGTTATGACGAGTGGCAGCGGGCGATCAAGGTCAGGGACGGGGTCATCGACGACCCCACCTTCCTGCCGTGCGTGTACCAGGCCGAACCGGACGACGACCCCTACGAGGAGGCCACCTGGCGGAAGGCCCAGCCGAACTACCTCGTCACGACCCGCAAGGAGTTCATGGAGCGCGAGGCCGCCCTAGCCCGCGAGTCCGTCGCCCAGGAACTGAAGTTCCGCACCCTCTACCTGAACCAGTGGTGCAGCAACGGGGCCAACAAGTTCTTCAGGACCGGCCAGTTTGAAGCCTGCGGCCAGCCGCTGCGGCCCCCGGCCGGGCGGCCCTGCTACTGCGGCCTTGACCTCTCGAGCACGCAGGACACGACGGCATTCGCGGCGGTCTGGCCCGGCCTCGACGAGTTCGGCAACCCCGACGGCACCTATGACGCGATGGCGCACGTCTTTATCCCCGAGAAGAACATCGACCGCTCCGAAGCCCCCTATCGTCAATGGGCGAAGGACGGGTTTTGTACAATAACTGAAGGAGACATTACGGATTACGATGTTGTTCGCGACTACGTCCTCTCGTTTTGCGAGGAGAACGTGGTTCGCGGCGTCGCAATCGACCGCTGGAATGCGACCCATATCACGACGCAACTCGTCAACGAGGGTGTCGATGTGAAGCCGTATGGACAGGGGTATGCCTCCATGAGTTCCGCCACGAAGATGCTCGAGGCAACTGTCATCAGCCAGCGTCTCCGGCATGGTGGCAACCCGCCTTTGACGCTCCACACAAGCAACCTTCAGGTGCGGCAGGACGATGCCGGCAACATTAAGCCCACGAAATCCAACTCAAACTCGACGAGCCGCATCGATGCTGCCGTCGCCCTGATCATGGCGCTGGGCCTCGCAAGTGCCGAGGTCAAGGGGATCGACGAAGACCCGCAACTGGTGGTGTTCTAAGTGGCAGAAACCGAATACGCCGAGGCCGGCGACCTGTACGAGATGCGGGCCAGCCTCTCCAGGGTCTTCGAGGAGATCGTCGAGAGCAGGAAGGGCGCCGCCGGCGTCTACGTCTCGCCGGAGTCGAGCCTCCGCTGCTCGGCCGTCCTCAGTTGCATCCGGGTGCTGGCCGAAAGCATGGCCGCCATGCCGTTCAATGTGTATCGCAAGATACCCGGCGGCGGCAAGGAAATCGCCGAGGATCACCCCCTTCAGGACGTTCTGGCCTACCAGCCGAATGACTGGATGACGAGCTTCGAGTGGCGGGAGTGGATGACCAGCCAGATGCTCCTTTGGGGCAACGCCTACTCGCTCATCCGCCCCGGCCGCCGCGGCAGCGTGGATCAACTCATCCCGCTCCACGCCTCCCGCATGGAGATCGTCCGGCTCGAGAACGGCCGTCTCCAGTACCAGTACCGCGAGGACGGCAAGCCGACGCCGACGAACTACCGCCAGGATCAGATTTTCCACCTGCGATGGCTCTCGAGCGACGGCGTGACGGGCTACGTCCCCACGACGCTATCGCAAGACGCGATCGGCCTGGCGCGGGCGACGGAACTGTACTCGTCCTCGTTCTTCTCGAACGGCGCGCAGAGTGGCACCTATATCGAGACGGATCAGCCCTTCAAGCCCGAGGCCATCCAGCGGTTCAAGCAGCAGTGGGACGACGCCCACCGCGGCCCGATGAAAGCCTTCGGAACCGTGGTCATGCCGCACGGCTTCCACAAGAAAACCGACCCGGTCAACAACCAGCATAGCGCTCTGATCGACACGCGCCGCTACGCCGTCGAGGAGATCGCCAGGTGCTATCGGGTTCCTTTGCATATGCTCGGCGACCTGACGAATGTGCGGCACAGCACGGTCGAGCAGGCGGCCATCGACTTCGTCACCTTCGGTCTTTACCCTCACACCCGTCGCTGGCAGTTCGCCTGCCGCCGCGACCTGATCACCGAGGACCGCGACTACTTCGTCGAGTTCGACACGACGGCGCTCCTGGCCGGCGACTTCGCCGCCCGGTCGCAGTTCATGCGGGAGGCGTTCAACATGGGCGCCCTCTCGGTGGACGAGATTCGCGCCCAGATCGGCTACAACCCGCTCCCCGACGGCCTGGGCAATAAGCGGTTCGTGCAGGTGAATATGCAACTCTTGGATGCTTTCACATTGGAGACGCCCAATGGTCAGCCGGTGGAGGAGCAGCCCTCGCCCTCATTGCCTGCGGACGGCGAGCCGCCCGAAGGCAATGACGACGCCCTCGATGGCAATGACGGCCCCGCCCCCGGCGACGCCGCTGTCACCGACGCCCGCGAAGCCCTGTTCCGCACGACCCTTCGGCGTCTCGCCGCGATCGAGGCCGACGGCATTCTGGAGCGGCGCAACAAGCCGGCCAAGTTGCAGGCGTGGCTCGAGGGCCACGAGCAGCGGATGCGGACGGAACTCTGCGACGCCGCCCAGGCGACTGGACGCGACATCAACACGTTCGTGACTGAGTGGATGGAGAGCACGCGAGATCGGCTACTGGACTGCCATCGGTCTGGCAAGCCTTACGAGGAGGCGACGAAAACATGGACGGACAGAGCGAACTTGAGCGTCGGCTGATCGCCGAGCAGCCTGGGCTGGAGGTGAAGGCCGACGAGAACGGCCGCACCGTCATCCGCGGCTATGCGGCCGTCATAGAATCCGAATCGCAGGATTTGGGGGGCTTCGTCGAGATCATTGAACGCGGCGCATTCGACGAGGTCATGGCCTCAAACCCCGACGTGTTCGGCAAGTACAACCACACCCAGGTGATCGGCCGCACCTCCAGCGGCACGATGCGGCTGATGGTGGACGAGCGCGGCCTGCGGTACGAGATCGACCCGCCCCGTTCGGCCGCCGCGGTCGTCGAACTCATCGAAAGAGGTGATGTTCGCGGCAGCAGCTTCGCCTTCCGCAGCCGCCCCGCCGACGAGACTTGGTCGCGCGACGCCAACGGCCGGATGATCCGCCGGATCAAGAAGTTTTCCTTCCTCGGCGACGCCGGCCCCGTCGATACGCCGGCGTACATGGCGACGGAAACCTACGTCAGCAAGCGGGCGCTGGAGATGGCCCAGGCCGAGACGCGGGCCGCGCCCGACGGCGTGGTCGAGGGCGACTTCGTGTCGTGGGGGTCTTCGGGCGGCACGGCCCGCGGGCGGATCGACCACGTCATGTTCGACGGCACGCTGGACGTTCCCAACACCGACTTCAAGGTCAATGCGAGCGAGGACGACCCCGCGGCCTTGATCACTGTTTACGAGAAGGCTGGTGACGGTTGGCGGGCGACCGACACACAGGTCGGCCACAAGGTCAGCACGTTGACCAAGATCGACCCCCTGCCCGAGCCGAGCGAGGACGAGGACGAGCGCGCCGTGTCGATGCGGCCGACGGCCGGCATGGCCTCGGCGGCCCGGCGCGGCCTCAAGCTCCACGAGGAAGGCAAGAGCGGCGACGGACTCAAGCCGGAGACGGTCGCCCGAGCCAACCGGCTCGCCAAGCGCGAGGAGATGAACGAGGACTGGATTCGCGAGATGAATGCGTGGTTTGCCCGGCACGACGCTGGCAGCAAGCCGGCTGGCTGGGATCAACCGCCCGATTACTCGCCTCTGTTCGTCGCCATGCTTCTCTGGGGCGGAAACGCCGCCAAGAACTGGTCGGCCCGCAAGGTCAAGGAGATGGACGGCGAGCGCGACCTGCCGGTGATCGACGAGGAGCGCGACATCGACGAGGAGCCGAAGATCACGGTGAAGGTCAGCGCGGACACGACCGACTTCATGGCGAAGATGGCCCGCCTCAAGGCGGCCCTGCTCTCGACTCCCTTGCACGGCAAGTGAGCGGTGTCTTACACTACAAGTAGATACAAGCCTCGCGACGGACATCGCGAGGAACAGCACGAGCAACGTGAGGATTCACGGCTGCGGCGAGCTAGCGGGAACACCCGCCGGCCGCCGCACTTTGCGTTTTGGCCGGCTCAAACAGGAGCAAGGCCAAGATGCCCTCGAACCTCAAGCGACTTCAGGACCGTGCCGCGGCGATTGCCGCTCGGATGACCGAACTGGCCGACGTGGCCGAGCGTTCGGACGACCAGACCGCCGAGCTTCGCAAGCTCTCCGACGAGGCCGACACGGTCAAGTCCGACCTCGAGTTCGAGGGCCGCCTGGCGACCAAGGAGCAGGAACTCCGCGCCGTCGTGGAGAAGGCCGCTCCGGCCCCCGTCGTGGCCCCTGCCCCGGTCGAGGAGCGGAAGCTCGCGATCCGCCCGATCAACGTCCACTACAGCACGCTGCGTGCGTTCAACGACGGCCCCGAGGCAGTCGAGAGCGCCTACCGCTGCGGCCGGTGGCTCCGCGCCACGGTCTACAAGAACGCCGACGACATCCGGTGGTGCCAGGATCACGGCATCGAGGCCCGCTCGATGAGCGAGGGCAGCAACGCTTCGGGCGGCGCACTCGTCCCCGAGGAGTTCGCGGCTCGCGTGATTCGGCTCGTCGAAACCTACGGCACGTTCCCGCCCGCTGCGGAGAACGTGACGATGGCTCGCGACACGATGATCGTGCCGAAGCGGATCACCGGCACCACGGCCTACTTCGTGGGCGAGGGTTCGGCCGTCACCGAGAGTGAGCCGACCTACGCGAACGTCAGCCTCGTTGCCAAGAAGCTGGCCGTCTCCTGCCGCATGAGCACCGAGGTGGTCGAAGACGCATTTGTCTCGATCGCCGACAGCGTAGCCCAGGAATTCAGCACCTCGCTGGCCTACAAGATCGACCTTTGTGGCTGGCTCGGAGACGGGACTCAGGGCACCTACGGTGGCATCAACGGCATCGTCAACAAGATCAACGACGGCAACTACACCGCCAGCGTCCACAGCGCCATCGGTGGCAACACCTCGTTCGAGACGCTGGACATCGAGGACTTCCTCGGTGCGATGGGCAAGCTGCCGATCTACGCCCGTGCCGGAGCGGCCTGGTACATCAGCCCGGCCGGCTACGCGGCGAGCATCGCCCGCCTGAAGTACGCGGCCGGCGGTAACACGGTCGAGAACGTGGGCGCCGGCACCGGCGAGACGTTCCTCGGCTACCGGGTGAACCTCGTGCATGTGATGAACAGCACGCTGGGTGCCGACTCCAACAAGGTCAAGGTGCTGTTCGGCAACCTCGGCCTGTCCAGCATCTACGCCCGCCGGCGTGACTTCAGCGTCCGCTTGTTTGATCAAGTCTACGCCGTAACTGATCAACTGCTTCTGCAAGGAACGATGAGGTTCGATATCAACCACCACTCGCTGGGTTCGGCCTCTGAGGCTGGCCCGGTGATCGCCCTCAAGACCGCCTGACACTAAGGAGTTCATCCCAGATGATCCACGCCCAGTTTGAGAAGTTCGCGGCCACGCTGCCGACCGCCGCTGTTGGCTCCACGGCCACCAGCACCCTGACGATCGACCGCATCGGCTACGATCACGTCAGCGTGTCGGCGATTCGGGCCAGCAACGCCAGCACCGTGTTCGCCAGCGTCCTGAAGGTCGAGGAGTCGGACGCTGAGTCCACTGGCTACTCCGACGTGACGGCCCTGGTGGGCGGCGGCACCGGCGGGTTCACGATCCCTGCGGTCAGCAACACCAACGCGGCTGCGGTCGTCCAGATGGACGTTGATTGCCGGGCGCGGAAGCGCTACCTCCGGGTGTCGATGACCCCCGGCGCCTCGGCGACCCTGGCCCTCGTGGCTGGTATGTCGAAGGCTGAAGTCGCCCCGGTCAACGCTTCTGAGAAGGGCGTGATCGGCTGGGTTGTGTCTGGCTAGTCCCGTACAAAGCGGGACGGCCAAGACGGCCGGCAAAGGCGCAAGGAGGCGCGCCCGCTCCCACAAGGAGCGTCGATATGCTGGTTCGCGTTGGTGACTGCGAGGCCGAGGTCAAAGTGGCGGCTCTGATGAGCTGCCCTCGCTTGGGCTTCACTGACAATTTCTTCTGCGTCGCCCAGGCTTTGGCGCCGCATCGCATCTCGCCGATCAAGTACACCGGCGCGTTCTGGGGGCAATGCCTCCAGAACTGCATGGAAGACGTGATCGACAAGAACGACGTGATCCTCACGTTCGATTATGACACGGTCTTCACCGCAAAGACCGTCGAAGCCCTCCTGACGCTGATGATGTTCAGCGGCGTCGATGCGATTGCCCCGCTCCAGACCAAGCGGGAGGCCAACACGGTCATGTTCGCCCTCCCCGGCATCAAGCCGGAGGACAAGACCACCGTGGAGGACGACTGGTTCCAGAAGCCCGTCCAACTGGTCGAGACGGCCCACTTCGGCTGCACGTTCATCCGCACTGAAGCCTTGAAGAAGGTGCCGAAGCCCTGGTTCGTCGCCCAGCCTAGTGAGGCCGGGGACTTCCGGGGGGGCCATATCGACGAGGACATCCACTTCTGGAAGGCGTTCTACAAGG